CTAGTTTTCTTGTGACCCCCGAATGACCCCTTCCAATTTATCAGCTATATCGCCATGACGGCTAGGGTATAGGTGGCTATAAATATTGAGGGTAGTATCCACTCGCTCGTGGCCTAATCTCTCACTAATGGCCAAAGGTGAGACGCCTAATTCAATCAGCATAGAGGCGTGACTATGACGCAGGTCGTGGACCCTAATTCTTGGTAGCCCAGCCTTGTCTGCTCCCGTCCTAAGCGTCTTGCCATAACTATATACCCCTATGGTGAATAATCGCTCTGTCGGCTTGTAATATGGCAATTTAGAGGTGTAGTCATTTAGTAGTTCGAATATGGAGGGCGGCAAGGTAATGATGCGTTTAGATTTAGGCGTCTTTGGCTCGGTGATCATATCGACGCCGTCAATCTTAACATAGGTCTTAGATATGCTGACAGTCTTTGATTCCTGGTCGAAGTCCGATAAGGTCAAGGCCTGTAGCTCTCCAATCCGTATGCCTGAATAAAATAACAGAGTGAACGCCAGTTGGTAGTAGATATTGTCCTCTACGGTATTCAGAAAGGTATCGAATTGGTCCTTGGTCCAGAATGCTACCTCACCGTTCCTGGTGCTCTTACCAATGGTCCCTGCCACTCTGACGGGGTTATTTTTTATGCCGTGGAATTTGAGTGCATAGTTAAAGATAGCGGATAGGTTGGCATTAACGGTCCTTAGTGTCGTCTGGGCTATCTTTTCGCCTCGGTTAGTTGGTTGATTCATAAGCCAGTTTTGCCAGCGTCTGACTGTTTTAGCATCTATATCTAGCATGGATTGATGTCCAAAAAACGGGACCATCAGCCGATATATTATCTTACGCTTGTTTAGCATGGTGACTGGTTTCAATCGATGAGAGCAGTCCTCCAGGTAAAGTTCGACGAAAGACTCGAATGTCATATCGGATGCGCCAGATACCTTTTTCTTATACTCTTGTTCGAATGCCATGGCCTCTCGCTTGGTCTTAAAGCCGCGCTTTGTCTTATAGCGTCTTACGCCAAGGTCATCCATATAGCTTACCTTGGCCATCCAGGTCTTTCTGGCCTTATCCTGTCTTACGCTCATTGTAGTACCTCCTTCGTTGTGGTACAATAAGGGCATAGCAAATAGCCCCATTGTGGGTGTTTTGTGGTAGCTCCACCCTGGCTCGCCAAAGTTCAGGGGTGGGGCTTTTTTGTGCTTAAATGGCGTCACTGCCTATTTTGCCAACCTTGGCAAATATGGTTAGGTCGGGCCATTTGTATATAATGCAAAAAGTGCCCTGGATAATCCAAGGCACCGAAAATTCTCGAGATGGTTTTCACGCCGGTTCACGCCGACTTCGTGCCTCAATTATAACATATATACATAAGTCAATCAATGATGTTACCGAACGCTTTTTAATTGTTCTAACCGATTGGAATTCCAACTGTTTAAAATCACTAGCTTTTCTTTTCCAAGTAAATTCCTGGGCTTATAAAAACGCCGTCACGTAGGGGTTAGTCTATTTTCCTCTGTTTATACAAAAATGGACGGATACAAAGTACCCGCCCTAGCCCTATAGGCAATATCTGATAAATAGTCCTAAAGACTCTACATATATATTATCAGATTTGGGTACTTTAGTCAAAATACATAAAGCACGAAAGACCGCAGATACTAACATCTACGGTCTTTCGGTTGGCAGAACCTCTGCCCTTCAAAGATTAACCGTAGTATAGTACTATTTTTTAGGTTTGTCAATCAATCCCCGCTAGTTTCTCCTCTACAAATCCACACTCACCTGAACGGCCTTTCCGATGATCCGTGCGGGGTTGTCGTCGGTAATGATATAAGGCGGATAGTCCGGATTGTCAGCAATCAACATGACGATGTCACCTTGTTTCTTAACTCGCTTAAGGGTTGCTTCGGTGTCTCCATTGACGAGCACCGCCGCCACCTCTCCGTACTCCACCGTTGGTTGCTCACGAATAAGGACCAGGCTTCCTTCCGGAATAGTAGGGACCATGGAATCACCTTGAGACTTTAAGTAGAAAAGATTCCCAGATGGTAAACGGTCAGATAGCTCCTCGCGGTAGCCGGTGATGTTATCCTCTGCCAGGATAGGTTGGCCGCACTTGATGGTACCGAGGATTGGGATGCTGACGATTGATGCTCGGCTGATTGGTACTAGGTTAGTGGGGGTATCTATCTCATCGCCTAGCAAATCAGACTTCTTAATATTAAATAAAGTAGACATCTGCTCTATTTTATCCATTAGAGGCTTGTTTCGCCCGACCTCCCAAGCGGAGATTGCGGTAGGAGCAACATCAAGCTTATTGGCTAGGTCGGCCTGGGTGAGTTTGTTTAATTTACGGTAGTATCTTATGTTATTGGCTAAGTCCATTTAGACCCCCTCCTTTACCTCTAATTATACACTTCAAGTGTCATAAAGCAAACTTTTTTTAACTTTCTGTAAAAAAACACTTGCACCTACACTTGAAGTGTAGTATCATGTGTACATAAGGTTGATGACGACCTAGTAAAGGAGGTGAGACGATGAAGCAGGTGACCTTAAAAATGGCGCGTGCAAAATCTGGTCTAACGCAAGAGCAAATGGCTGTAGAATTAGGTACCAATCGTGTGACTTACGGGAAATACGAAAACTACGACACTCCTATGAGAGTCGATACAGCTAAAAAGTTTAGCGATATCGTAAAGATTCCAATGGACCAAATTATTTTTTTTAAGCAGTAACTACACTTGAAGTGTAGTTTAGGAGGAGGTACTACCAATGAACGAATTGGAGCTAAAAGAAAACGACAGACTAATTTTGAATGGTCTGCCGTTGGATGGTGTTGAGAAGTACAGTATCGAGAAAAATGAAGCAGATGACTTTACTCGCCTCAATGTGACGCTTCTCGTGGAGATTAAAGGCTAGCTTGTATCGCTTTGCTTATAACGATTGATGCAATCTCAGATAGGACAGGGACAGCAAAGCTTCCTACAGACTTAGCAATGCTTTTGGTCTTCGACCATACATTGTCTTGTCTGATGGTCTCGAGAAACTGATGGCCATCCCAAGTTAAGTCGAAAAATAAGCCGTCAAATGGAGCGCCGATGGTCTTAGATTCGATGAAATCAATAAAACCGGCATTGCACAACTGCTTAGCAGTATACCTTACTGTGGGTTCATCATAATTAGATAACCTATCATGGCCAAGATAATGACTCATGCTAACACGAGAGTCAAATGGGATTTCCTCGGTAACGACGAGAAAATCACGGATACAATCATAATTCAATCTCAAAGTTATCACCTCCTCAAAACAAGTATAGTCCTGTTGTCGGTGGTAAACAATAACAAATAAGGAGGCATGACAATGAAACTAGTAACATTGAACGAAAATCACGAGCCAATCGACCTTAAAGTAGATGTAGCTGCTAAGTTAGCCGAAATCATGGCTAAGAAAGGTAACCAAATTTAGGAGGAAACAATCATGGCAAAAGAAACTAAAGTAACGTACGAAATCAAAAGTGGAAATGTGAAAGATGCTATCGAAATAGTGAAGAAAATCAAAGAAGCACACCGCGAATCTCACGATGTGCTTGATATCAAAGTGACTACTCATTAAAAGAAAATCACAACTTTGATTATTTCACCAGGCAAAGAAACGATATTATCACCAATGAAAACGTAATGTCCACCTATGTGGAATTTGAAATCCGAAAATTCTTGTGGGGAAATCTTGGTCACTTCTCCACTGCTATCGCTAATGTATTTAACCCCATCAATATTGTTGATATCATATACGCCTTCACTGGTAACTACACGAGCACTCATGTGATCCACCATTATTATCACCTCCCACCGACTAAGATTCCCGAATGAGGGGACAGTCATCGTCATTCTACCACCTAGGCAGGCTGGAGGGGATATAGGAATCACAACTCAGCAAGAAACCTAAAACATTTAACAAGAATCTTAAACTTTAGAAGAAAGAGGAGGAATCACAATGTCAACAGTAGTCAAAAGCCAAAATTACACAGTACAAGAAGTGGCTGACTTACTCGGATGCAGCAAAAGCCACGCTTACAAGCTAGTACGCCAAATTAACAAAGACTTGAAAGAGAAGAATTTCTTGGTATTACCAGGCAAAGTAAACAAGCTAGCGTTCCATGCAGTAGCGGGAGGAGCACCGGAATGAAACTAAGTCTTAAGAACATCCACATTTACGCCTGTATCTTCTTGTATATCATGTGCTTCTTCACCGCTATCTGGGCGTGGTGGTGCAACGGCTGTCAGCCGGGTGGAGATCCAGTGGCTAACGGAGTCATCATCATCGCAATGATAATTGGTGGTATTGCAACAGGACTGTATGAAGAAGGGATGAAAAAATAGTGCATTATGATGATTTGCCACGTTTCGCAAAATTGAACGCGATTAAGCAGGTGCCAAACGGCTATAGCGTGTACGACTATCGTTACACAGAGGAAGGTTTAATTATGACCTGCATCCGAGAGAAACGACATGAGACGGCGCTAGAGCAGTTGGAGCATTCTGTTGAAGAATACAAAAAGTCCCGCGAACACACGCATATTAAGGACATCGTGGAGTTCGCGAGACTATTAGAGAAGACCTTATAAAGGTCACCCATAGATAAGGAGATTATAACATGAAATGTGTAAAAAAAGAAGAAAGAATTTATGTCGGAGAATACACTACAGCCAAGTACCCACGGGTCCGCATTGAACGTGAAGCCTACGAAAAATTGTGCTTCATCGCAAACGAGACCGACCGTACATTGAATGATATCGTGACGACCTGCATCGATTTCGCTATTAGCCAAATGTCTTGTGAAGTCGAAGAAATCAAAGTCGAGCGTCGTGTGTTCCGATTAGCTGGGGAGGAAGTCTAATGACAATTAAAATTGCATCACTCACTACCGAAAATGTAAAGCGTGTTAAATCCGTACACATTGAGCCTAGTCCAAATGGATTAACAATTATCGGTGGTAATAACAACAATGGTAAAACGAGTATTTTAGACGCAATTGCCTGGGCCCTGGGCGGCAATAAGTATCGTCCTAGCAAAGCGCAACGTGAGGGTTCAGTAGTTCCGCCAACGATTAACCTTAAGCTATCGAACGGACTTATCGTTGAGCGAAAAGGGAAGAATAGCGACCTGAAGGTGACAGACCCAACTGGCAACAAAGCAGGTCAAAACTTATTGGATAGCTTTGTCGAAGAACTGGCTATCAACCTGCCTAAATTCATTAACTCTAGCGATAAGGAGAAGGCTAACACCTTACTCGAAATCATTGGAGTTGGCCAACAACTGTACGAGTTAGAATGCCAAGAAAAAGAAAAGTACAATATGCGCCGGTCAATTGGTCAAATAGCCGACCAAAAGGAAAAGTTTGCGAAAGAGCAGCCGTTCTATCCGGAGGCTCCTAAAACCTTGGTTTCTATTACGGACCTTATCACGCAACAACAAGATATCTTGGCCAAAAACGGCGAGAATCAGCGTAAGCGTGATATGACCGACCAGCTTCATCGTCAAGCTACTCAATTGATGGCAGAAATTGAGCGGCAAGAAGCTACCTTGGCTAACCTCAAAGAACAGTATCAAAGCGTCTTACGCGATTACGATGTGGCACAGAAGACATCCGAGCAACTTCAAGATGAATCAACCGAGGAGCTCGAAGAGTCCATCGCAAATATTGAAGCTATCAATATTAAAGTCCGAGCTAACCTGGACAGAGAGAAAGCTGAACAGGATGCCGCAGAGTATCGCACACAATACAGTAGCTTAACCACAGAGATTGAATCACTTCGTAAGCAACGGATGGATCTATTGAAAAATGCGGACCTACCGCTAGAAGGGCTCTCGGTTGAAGATGGCGAGTTACTTTACAACGGACAACGTTGGGATAACATGTCAGGCTCTCAGCAACTCATGGTATCAACTGCTATTGTCCGTAAGCTAAAACCAGAATGTGGCTTCGTCCTTATCGACAAGCTCGAACAAATGGATATGCAGACGCTCAATGAGTTTGGCGAATGGCTCGAACAAGAGGGCCTCCAAGCCATCGCAACACGAGTATCCACTGGCGATGAGTGCTCTATCATCATCGAAGATGGATATGTTAAGAATTCGGAATCAGTACCTGCTGCCCCACCTACACCGAAGTGGGAAGCCGGTAAATTTTAGAAAGGGGAATGACAATGAATATTACAAGAGGAGTTCAGGCTAGAGCACAAAAGACGGTTATCTACGGTCCCGAAGGGGTCGGTAAATCACAATTAGCAAGTCAGTTTCCAGAGCCTCTCTTCATCGATACAGAAGGGTCCACAGGCAACATGGATGTGGCACGATTGGATAAGCCCACAAGCTGGACAATGTTAATGAATCAGATTGCTTTTGTCAAAAGTAATCCGACAGTTTGTAAGTCACTAGTTATCGATACAATCGACTGGGCAGAGCGTATCTGTATCGAGCACATCTGCGCTAGCCATAACAAGAAAGGGATTGAAGACTTCGGTTACGGCAATGGATATACCTATGTATCAGAGGAATTTGGCCGCTTACTGAATCGGCTTCAGGAATTAGTGGACATCGGTGTGAACGTGGTTTTAACGGCGCATGCCCAAATCAAAAAATTTGAGCAGCCAGATGAAATGGGAGCCTATGATCGCTGGGAATTGAAACTAGGTAAGAAGACCACCTCTCAAACAGCGCCGCTAGTAAAAGAATGGTGCGACTTACTTCTGTTTTGCAACTACAAGACCCATGTAGTTGCTTCCGACGACAAAGGCAAGAAGCATAAGGCCCAAGGCGGGACCAGGGTCATGTACACTGAGCACCATCCAGCGTGGGATGCTAAGAACCGACACGGATTGCCATTCGAAGTTCCATTGGCTTATGGTTCAATCGCCCACATCTTCGAACGCCAAGCGCAAACGCCACAGCCAAATCCAACACCTGTACAACCGGCCCCTAAGCCAGTGCAACCTGTACAAGCAGTGCAACAAACACCGCCTGTCGCTCAACCACAACAAGCCCCTACCGCAGAACCTGTATTAGCCCAGGCAGTAGCAGAGGCACACGAAGCAGAGCAAACAGCACTCTTTGGCGACGGTATCCCAGATGCTCTTCGAGATTTAATGAGAGCTAATGCAGTGACCTCTCAAGAGATTGAACGGGCGGTGGCTGAAAAAGGCTTCTACCCACTGGGGACACCAATAGCTAACTATGACCCTGGCTTTATCGACGGTGTATTAGTAGCAGCATGGGACCAAGTTTTCGCACACATCAAAAAAGATAGAGAATTACCATTTTAGGAGGAAGTGCAATGAGCCAAATCAACTTAAATCTATCTCAGTTAGCAAATGGAGGTATTCAGGAGAAGATAAACTCCGAATTAGAAAAAGTCTTAGATAACATCATGGACCCAAATACTAGCCCTAAAGAAAAACGGAAGCTTGTCATCACCTTAACCTTTTCGCCTAACGAAGACCGCTCACTCATCACAACGGAAGCTAATATCAAGCCTAGCCTAGCAGCACAAAATAATGTATCAACAATGATCATGGCTGAGAAAGATTGGAAAACAGGTGAAATATACGCTAATGAACTTCAAAGCGGAGCAAAAGGCCAAACTTTCTTCGACAATGACGGTTACCTTCGGACCGACACAGGCGAGTTAATCGAAGATAAAGCGGAAAGTTCAACAATCGTAGACTTTAATAAAAAACGTGCCTCTAACTAAGAAAGGAAGTAAAAATCATGTCAGAAAATATTAAAGAAGCTTTAGAATACGCAGTCGACTTATCAAGAGATGCTGAACCTATTTTGGTAGATGACGCAGGCGATGAATGGTACGACGGGAATCGCTATAACATGAAGCCATTGGAGTCGCCTGTTTACTTACCTAAAACAATGGAACTTAGCACACTGACCGGTTTGGTAGACTATATCAAATCAGGGCTCAATGAACTCAACGAGCAAAATCTAATTGTTCAAGTCGCGGGGCCGCGCCTGGTTAATGTTTATGCAGAAGATGAATGCATGTATAAAAAACGAGCTCATCTTGTTGAGGTATCTGCAATTGGCTTGATTCCAAACCTTACACTGGACTACTACATGGATCAAGAGACATTCAACATTGAATTGCAATCTAAGTATGAAGATGCAAACGACCGGAATCTTCTCCTTGAATTCACCTCTAAAGTAAAAGTTGAATCAGGAAGCGAAACGACCGACAATGGCGTGTCTCAAATCACGACAATTAAGAATGGTGCTGCTAGCTTAACAAAAGCCGTAGTTCCTAATCCAGTTAACTTGAAGCCTCGACGGACTTTCTTGGAGGTAGAACAGCCAGCTAGCTTATTCGTTTTCCGAATGAATAAACAAGGCGAACTAGGCTTATTCGAGGCAGATGGTGGAGCATGGCGATTAGAAGCTATTCAAAACATTGCTAACTATCTCAAAGAACAATTAAAAGACCACGAAAATGTCACCATCTTAGCTTAATAACAGGAGGAAATAAAAATGACAGAACAATACAACAACTTCGAGCGTGAATTAGATTGGAACGACCAAATTACCCAGGACAGCGAATTCGTCATCCTAGAGCCAGGCGAGTACTGGTTCAAAGTTGAAAAGTTTGAGCGCGGCCGCCACACACCTAACCCTCAAAACCCAGGTAAATTACCTGCCTGCAACAAGGCAGTCCTAACCCTGGAAATCACAACAAATGATGGCCAAACCAAGAAATTGACCCACAACCTATTCTTACACTCACGCACAGAGGGAATGTTATCAGCCTTCTTCGGGGCAATCGGTCAGAAGAAACACAAGGAACCTCTCCAAATGAACTGGAATTTAGTCCCTGGTGCTATCGGCGTTTGCTCCATCAAGAAAGGCCTATCTCGCAATGGCAACGAGTTTAACGAAGTCGGCTACATGATCTATCAAGACGATGCCGACCCAACTAAACAGTTAAACCAACGACCAGGGATGGCAACACAACCTATGATGCAAGCACAACCTCAATTCCAACAACAACCACCTGTGCAGCAGTATCAGCAACAACCATTACCTACCCCTCAGCCTCAACAATGGCAACAAGGTAGCTTCTAGTAGGTGACTCGAATGGAATTACGACCTTATCAACAAGAAGCACGTGAGTCCATTCAACGAGAATGGGAGAACGGCAATAAGAAAACCCTGCTGGTACTGCCAACAGGGTGCGGGAAGACAATCGTCTTTTCAAAAGTAATCGAAGACCGAGTGAGAAAGGGCGAGCGAGTGCTCGTCCTAGCTCATAGGTCAGAGTTGCTAGAACAAGCAAGCGACAAGCTTAAACAATCAACAGGCCTCAATACGGCCACAGAAAAAGCAGAAGAAACAAGTATCGGTAGCTGGTTCCGCGTAGTAGTTGGGTCTGTCCAAACGCTCCAGCGTGACAAAAGGCTTAGAAAATTCGCCAAGGACCATTTCGACACGATTGTAGTTGATGAAGCCCATCACTGCATATCAGACGGCTATCAACGAGTGCTCGGACATTTCGACCAAGCAAATGTGTTGGGCGTGACAGCAACGCCGGACCGTGGGGATATGCGCAACCTTGGGACTTATTTCGAATCATTGGCTTACGAATACACCTTGCCTAAAGCAATAAAGGAAGGGTACTTATCTAAGATTAAGGCACTCACAATTCCTTTGACCTTGGACCTTTCAGGTGTTGGTACGCAAGCTGGTGACTTCAAATCAAGCGACCTAAGCTCTGCGCTAGATCCGTACCTTTACCAAATCGCCGATGAGATGGCTAAGCAATGCCAAGACCGCAAGAGTGTGGTATTCCTGCCTCTCGTTAAGACGAGCCAAAAATTCCGCGATATTCTCAACGAGCGAGGCTTCAAAGCAGCAGAGGTGAATGGTGAATCAAAAGACCGGGCAGAGGTCCTAAAAGACTTCGAAGACGGCAAATACAATGTGCTTTGCAATTCGATGTTACTAACTGAAGGATGGGATTGTCCATCAGTCGACTGTGTAGTGGTCTTGCGGCCTACAAAAGTTAGAGCCCTCTACAGCCAAATGGTAGGGCGGGGGACTCGTCTCTACCCAGGAAAGGAAGAGTTACTGTTACTAGACTTCCTATGGCACACAGAACGTCACGATCTATGCCGACCAGCAAGTATTATTGCGACCGACGAAGCCGTTGCTAAAGCAATGACTAAACGCTCAGAGGAAGCAGCTAACGTGGCCGTAGACATCATGGACTTAGAAGAGGTAGCTGTTAAGGATGCCGTCGCAGAACGTGAAGAAGCACTGGCTAAGAAATTATCTGAGATGCGTAAACGTAAGCGTTCGTTGGTAGACCCTCTGCAGTTCGAAATGAGTATCCAAGCAGAAGACTTGGCCAATTATGTTCCCGCATTCGGTTGGGAAGCTGGTCCACCATCTGAAAAACAACTCAAGGCACTAGAGAAATCCGGTATCTTTCCAGATGAAGTAGAGAATGCCGGTAAAGCTAAACTTATCCTTGATCGCCTCGACAAGAGACGGAACGAAGGGCTAGCGACGCCAAAACAAATAAGATGCCTAGAGCGGTATGGATTCCGCAACGTAGGCATCTGGAAATTTGATAATGCTAAGCGACTCATCGACCGGATTGCAGCCAACAACTGGCGTGTTCCTCGTGGTGTCGATATCGCTAGTTATGAGGGGTGAGAATTATGTTATTAGTATCAGTAATCATCAACCTGGTAATCCTATATTTTTACTCATACTACCTATCGATAGAACTGGGTAAGATGGAAGATAGGGTTGATAAGAAAATACTACTACTCAAAGACTACCTTACAAAAAGCTTTTCCGATAGAAGTTAACCGATAGTATGATCGTCTAAATGCGAATTTTTCATTTTGACCTAGAGGTAAATTCTTAGCCTCTGCTATTTCCAAAAGTGCTTTCTCGCTCAACTCGTATCGTCTTTGAAATTGATTAGCCATTAGCTGGCTGTCTTTTATAAACTCTATTAAGCCAGCCGCCTCTAACAATGACAATTGTATCTCTAGGCCAGACTCTGCACTCCAATCAAAGATAATAAGTGATATGTCAAGATCTCTCTCACTAACAGAGTCACTGTCTTCTGCTATCAGTCTAACATGTGGCGCTAAAGATAAGGTGTTAGAGTATATCCTCTCAAGCGTTTTAGCTTCTGATGGAGTCATATTTGAAATGATAGAGCTGTAGATTGGAATAACAGACTCGTTCTTTCGATTATCCATAGTTGCGGCTATCAGCTTAGTAAATAATCGTCTTATTTCTTCCTCTTCAAGTTGGTATCGAGAGTCTTCAATTGCCTTTAGTACTAAACCTATTTTTGAGTCATCCCTGTGTTCAGGTGGAATTGAATCAGTTTCCTCTTTTACCTCTTCTTCAAATTTTTTAAGTTCATATTGCTTCCTGATGTTGTATTTTCTCAACCCATCTAGAGCAAAATGGAATACAGATTCAAGAATATCTTTACCTGCATTCCCAACTGATTCAGCAATAGGTTTGGCTAACGCATCACCTGTCTCTGAAGAGATTGGAAGTTGTGGGAGATTTGAATCCATACAAGACACATCCTTATACGTGTATTTTTAATCACATTATATCACACAGAGAAAGAAGGTGATACCTTGTCAGAAATTAAATTAACTGAGCTACTCGAATATGTCGACCCTGCATTGTGCTCTTACCAGGAATGGGTCAACGTTGGGATGGCCCTTAAACACGAAGGCTACACAGCCATGGACTGGGACTCATGGTCCAAGGGAGACCATGCACGCTATCACGCAGGTGAATGTTTTAGAAAATGGGACTCTTTCGAAGGGAGCAGCACCCCAGTTACTGGTGGGACCATTTATCAAATGGCAGTCGATGGTGGCTATGAACCGCCAAGGTCATACGACGATGGACGAGGAGAACTCGACTGGGACAGTACAATCAAGTATGACAACGACTATAAAATCATCGATAAAGACTGGGTAGAAGCCAAAGAAATTAAAGAGCCTGATCACTGGAATCCAGTGGCAGAAATTACCAAATACCTCGAAATCTTATTTGATAGCACCGAAAACGTTGGTTATGTGACCGAGACCTGGGAGAAGGATGGCAAGCATCTGCCGACCTCCGGCTCATACGACCGAACAGCAGGCGAGTTAATCCAACTCCTTAATCGATGCAATGGCGACCTAGGCAGCGTATTCGGGGACCCTAAAGAAGAAGCCGGTGCCTGGATTCGATTCAACCCATTGGACGGTAAGGGCGTCAAAAATGACAACGTGACGGATTATCGGTACGCCTTGGTCGAGTCAGACAGTACCGACCTAGCAAAACAAAACGCCATCATCCGAGAGCTAGAGCTCCCTGTTGCTTGCTTGGTCTATAGCGGTGGTAAGTCCGTACACGCAATCGTCAGAGTCGAGGCAAAAGACTACAACGAATACCGGACTCGTGTTGATTATCTGTATAGCATCTGTAAGAAGAACGGCCTAGCGGTCGACTCTCAAAACAAGAACCCTAGCCGACTTAGTCGTATGCCAGGGGTCATCCGGAATGGCCACAAGCAATTCCTCATCGATACTAACATCGGTAAAGCTAGCTGGGATGAATGGTACAAGCATATCGAAGACTTAAACGATGATTTGCCGGACCCAGAGGGGCTAGAAGATTTCTGGAATAACATGCCAGACCTTGCCCCTGAGTTAATCCATGGCGTATTACGTCAAGGTCACAAAATGCTGATGGCGGGGCCGTCTAAGGCTGGTAAGTCATTCGCACTCATCGAGTTATCAATCGCTATCGCTGAAGGTAGCAAATGGCTTGGGTGGCAGTGTGAAAAAGGGCGCGTCCTCTATGTCAACCTAGAGCTGGACCGAGCGTCTTGCTTACACCGGTTCAAGGACGTTTACCAAGGCCTAGGAGTTGCGCCGCATAACCTAGGTAACATCGATATTTGGAACCTCCGTGGTAAGACTGTACCGATGGATAAACTAGCTCCTAAGCTTATCCGTCGAGCAGCTAAAAAACATTACACAGCGGTCATCATTGACCCGATTTATAAAGTCCTGACAGGTGACGAGAACAGTGCTGATCAGATGGCACACTTTACCAACCAGTTTGATAAGGTGGCCACAGAGTTAGGTGCATCCGTTATCTACTGCCACCATCACTCAAAAGGTTCGCAAGGTGGGAAAAAGTCCATGGACCGTGCAAGTGGTTCCGGTGTGTTTGCCCGCGACCCAGACGCTTTAATCGACCTGGTAGAACTTGAAATCAACGAAAGTCTAGCTACTCAACAGTTAGATAAAGCCAAGTGCCAAATCTACAAAGAGAGCCTCTTAGAACTCAATAAGCGGTACTACGAAAAGTATGTGGGCTTGGACGATTTAGAGTCTGCTTATCAGATGAAAGAACACGCGCTCAAGGCTCTGACAACCCCGCAATACTACGAAGTAAATCAACGGATTAAGGCAGCTGAACGTGAGCAGAAACAACGGACTGCCTGGAGAGTTGAAGGTACACTACGAGAGTTCGCGAAGTTTGAGCCAGTCAATATCTGGTTCGGGTATCCAGTGCACACAGTCGATGACTCTGGCGTCCTAAATGATGTCGAGCCAGAGGATGCTCAACCGACCTGGAAGAAGAATTTCGACAAGAGAAAGTCTCCTGATGAAAAGAAGGAAGAGCGCAAGCATTCGTTCGATACAGCTTATAGCGCACTCAATGATGGCATCGAGCCGGTTACGATTGACGGCCTGGCGGAGTACCTAGGTATCTCAGATAAGACAGTTAGACGTCGTGTAAAGGAAGCCGGAAGTTATAAAATTGAAGGTAATTCCGTTATTAAAGTAGACTAGAAAAAACAGGCATGGACAAGACAAAATCGAGGACATTTTTCGAGGACGTCCTCGATGGACATTTTCGATTTTGTCCGTGTCCGAAGCGCGAAAATGACCTTTGGACAAACTCGAGACATTTTCGATTTTGTCTCCGGGACAGACACGCTATACCCTATATCCATAGGGTAAATAGGCGGTGTCCCTGGCAGGTCCAAGGCAAGAACAGGAACAGGAACAGGGGGGCTAAGGCTCCGCCCCCTGTAACCCTGTCCGTGTCTGTCCTTGCCAAAGCGCGAGAAAAAGAGAAAAAATTTTTTGAGGTGAAAAAATTATGGCAAGACGTAAAAGATCTAAGCGATTGGAAGTTGCAAAAAAAATGCCGCGACTTTATCACACCCTACCAGATGAAGGCTATGCCCCAGAGAAGTCTGAAGTTCTCGAATGGTTAGGTGAGCAACACGAGATGATGGAATGGTTGTTCGAGCAACTACGAAAAGCTGGCTATGTCGAATACGACCCAGAGACAGGCTTATGGAGTGGTATCGAATGTTAGAATTCTTTATTCCGCTTAAGAAGATTCCGACTGTCACTCACCAGCAAAAGAAGGCGGCAGTCAAAAACGGCAAGCCTTTCTTCTACGAGGACGAAAAGCTCAAGCAGGCAAGAGAGTTATTCATGGCCCATCTGTCGAACTACAGGCCCGATGCAAAATTAGAAGGACCTATCCGGCTCACGACTAAGTGGCTATTCCCTCTAACGAAAGGCAAACGGAATGGCGAGTATAAAGTTACTAAGCCGGACACAGACAACCTCATCAAGCTCTTCAAGGATTGCATGACTAAACTTGGCTATTGGCATGACGATGCTCAGGTAGCTAGCGATATCATCGAGAAGTTCCACAGTGAGGTGGTCGGCATATATGTAAAAATTGAATCATTGGAGATGGGGACATGGACATGATAATTATATTAGCTGCTATCACAGCGTTCATATCACTAGGATTATTGGTATCGGATGTGCGATTCGATGATAAGGGAGATGACTAGTTATGAATAATATTAACAAGGCATATGTCGGGGCCAGAATCAGAGAAATTCGATTGGCTAGTGGGATGACTCTGGAAGAGTTTGGCAAACTGTTTGGGTCAAGTAAAGGCGTAGTAAACAACTGGGAAAAGGGAAGAAACCTGCCGAACAAGCGCCGCATTAAGTCGATTGCCGACATGGCAAACATATCGGTCCAGGACCTGTTGCATGGTGTAAAGCGGTATATGTACGTTATCACTTACTCGAATTATAGCAGTCCAATCGTCCGGACAGATACATATTCGAGGGTGTACACATCACTTGAAGCAGCAAAAAGAGATGTCGCTCGATATGAGCAAGGAGTGCCAGTAGACCAAGATCATCGTTTTAGCATCGAAAGGATGGAGGTAGTGGAATGAGACCTAGGTATACCATTGAGTACATGTTAGAAATTCGGATTAATGGCAAGCCAGGCGAGGTTATTAGAAAAACTTATCGCGACCTAGATTTGGTAAAGCTTCTGGTTAGAAACGCCAAGCGCCAGAAAGATGTTAAAGTAAGTGTCTATGAACTTAGAATTGAAAAACGCAAGATGAAAAGCAGAGAACTAATTGTAGAGGAGAATGAAAATGAATGAGTTGATTGAAAAAGTAAATCAATGGTTCTTTGACCGTGACCTGGACGAAGGCGATGGCTTGGGTCAAATCAAAAAGCTGAAGGAAGAGGTCCAAGAGTTAGAAGATGCTCATGCAGCTAACAATTTTGCCGAAGAGACAGATGCAGTGGGAGATATTACAGTGGTCTTGATTGGCTACTGCCTCCAACGCGGTTTAGACTTCGAACAGTGCTTAGAGTCGGCCTACAACGAAATCAAAGACCGGACTGGGAAAGTCGTGAATGGGGTGTACGTTAAAGATGAGTAATAATATTACCGTATATTCAAAACCGAACTGCATGCAGTGCGAGTTTACAAAGAAATGGCTGCACAACAACGGATTGCCTTACACCGCTATCGATGTAACGAAAGACGAGTTGAGCTTGAACTATATAACTAGGCTAGGCTATCAAAAGTTGCCAATTGTGGTAGTGGACGATGGCGACAAGCACTGGTTCGGATTCCGACCAGATCTGTTAGAAGAATTGAAGGAGAGATAAAAATGGCTAGATATAAAGTTTGGTATTGCGAAAACTTTGAACAGTATACGTATTTGATGCAACGTCTGGAAGAGAGAGGATGGATATGGGGAAATGATTATCTCCCTACAGCTTGGACTCCTAAAATCACCATTGATTTAACAAAAGAACCTGTCTATATTGTTGGGAATACCAGCTATAAGTGCATCACGTTCTCTGAATCATTGGAATCCATCGGATTGGCAGTTGATGTCATCCGAGTGAAGATACCTAAGGCTGATGTGGTGGATGAGGAAATAGAGACTGCGGACAACGTAATCCAGCCAGGACATTACAATCAAGGTGACATGGACCTCTTCGAGATTTTCTACCACCAGTATCCGTTCAACGAGTTTAGAACAGGTATGCGGATGATTGCTGCTCGTTACTATCACAGATACCCTGACAAGAACGGACTGGAAGACTACGACAAAGGCGATGAAGTGATGCGCCGCTTGCGTGAGTACGAGGAGCGAGAAGCAAATGGCAGATAAGCTAGAAATGAAAATTCGTAAAGAGCATCGAGACTTCCTTAAGAGAAAGGCTCAACAGTACCGTAGACAAGCGATGAAGCACGCCTATGATAATCCTAAACGGTATAACGAGCTGGTCTACGAAGCCCGTCAATTCGACCTCTGTGCTGGGCTGATTTATAGCGAGGAGGATGATTGATGGAGAATCTGACTAAAGAACAGCTTACCGTCATCTCTCAAGCAGTGAAGTCTGAACTCGATAAGGACCAGAAACGCAAAGCCAAAGAGTTGAAAGATTACCGTTTACGGAATACAACGCTCTTAGTCAAAAACTATCGCATGCTGCGAGTGCACTGCGATACCATCGTGGAAGATTTAGAAGTCTATGAAGATTCCGTCTATGATCCACAGGAGCTGACACTGAACACTCTGATGAAGTACAAGGCCCGGACAGCTAAAATGCTGGACTACTTCGATAGCATCTTCCGGGCCTATCACGAACTGGCTGAACGAGATACCGAAATGATGCTAAGACGATGGAAGACCGTCTATCAAATGTATGTCGGGCCAGATAAACACACTGCAGTCGATATGGCTGAATATTACGGTGTGGACGAGCGGACAGTATATCGCTACCTCAATAAAGCTTTCGATGAGCTATCAACGCTGCTATGGGGCATCACTTCATTCGATGATTTTGAATGAGGGGTGTCAAAAAGGTGTCTTGAACCTGTCATCCTAAAGGTGATAGAATGATAGTGTGATAAATTGGAAGTTAGCCTACTTGATTCTAATTTGTCTTCCTTTTTCTTCAAGGAGAATTCCTGACGCAGAAAGCCGAGCTGAACCTTATCAGCTGGGCTTTTTGTTTTATAAATTTCGGAGGTGATGGAAAATGACGGAATTATCGCTTAAGCAAAAGAAATTCGCCGATGAGTACATCATCAGTGGTAATGCTACTAAATCGGCTATTGAGGCTGGATATTCGAAGAAAACCGCCGAGAGTATCGGAAGCAGATTGTTAAGGAATGTTAAGGTTTCTGAATACATCAGCAAACGAACTCAAGAGGTTTTCGAAGAACGAGCAATGAGTGTCGCCGAGGCCCTGGCCATCTCTGCTAGCATTGCACGAGGGGAAATCCAACAAGGGCAGACTAAGAAGAACGTGAAGGTATATGTTGGTGACCATGTCGAAGAAGAGACCGTCACGGAAACTGTATACGAATTTACACCGACGATTGAAGAACGGCAGCGGTCGCTAGATCATATTCTCAAGGTCAATGGGGCTTACCTGGACCGGAAAGAGATTGACGTTACTGGCATGGTTCAATTCATCGACGACATCGGAATCGGTGATGATGATGGCGAATAAGAAGCGAATGAGCGACTTTATTCCGATGGCCTTTCATTCAGTTTGGCGCGCGGCTTTCGACCCGTTTAAGCTACACGTTGTGTGCAAAGGTGGCCGGGGCTCCGGTAAGTCGTCTGACATTGCGCATATCATCGTTCAGATGATCATGAGATACGCGGTGAACGCCGTCTGTATCCGTAAGGTGGACCGGGATCTACAAGAATCGGTATTCGAACAAATCATGTGGGCCATTGAAGAACAAGGCGTGAGACACCTGTTCAAAATCAATAAGTCTCCGCTCAAGATAACTTATGTGCCTCGCGGTAATCAAATTATCTTCCGAGGCTTGCAAGACCCGAACCGCCTCAAGTCCTTAAAGTCTAGCCGGTTTCCCTATGCAATAGCTTGGGTGGAAGAGTTGGCCGAGTTTAAGGCTGAGGATGAAATTAAAATTGTGACTAACTCTATCCTTCGTGGCGAATTGCCTGAAGGTCTTTTTTATAAATTTTTCTATACGTACAACCCACCAAAACGAAAACAATCCTGGGTTAACAAGAAGTACAACACCGCGCTATTGCCGGCTAATACGTTCGTGCACCATTCAACCTACCTGGACAATCCTTGGATAAGCCAGGCGTTTATCGAAGAAGCAGAGGCTACCAAGGAGCGGTCACAACGTGCCTATGACTGGGAATATGGCGGAGAGGCGGTCGGGTCAGGGGTATCACCATTCGAGAACTTGGTATTCCGAACAATCTCGGATGACCTGTTTAATTCCTTTGACAACATTCGGCAAGGCGTCGACTTTGGTTATGCTAACGACCCACTGGCTTTCGTTCGCTGGCACTACGACAAGAAGAAGCGCCGCATATACGCCATGGACGAGCACTATGGCGTCAAGATTAGCAACCGTGCTCTTGGCGAATGGCTAAAGAGCAAAGGCTACAACCAGGTTGAAATAACTGCCGATAGCGCCGAGCCTAAATCCATAGATGAGTTAATCTATGAGCACGGCATATCGCGCGTCAGAGGGGCTAAAAAGGGGCCAGATAGTCGTGAGTATGGTGAACGCTGGCTTGATGATCTATACGAAATTATCATCGACCCGAAACGCACACCAAACCTTGCAAGAGAGTTTGAGTCTGCTGATTACGCAGTCGACCGAGACGGTAATCCTAAATCTAAACTAGAAGAAGTAAACGACCACACGATTGATGCCACAAGATACGCATTCGAAAACGACATGCGTCAACCTAGCATCTCGACCTCGTGGGATTAAGTAAAGGAGTGAAATAATGGCGAAATGGTTTGACTGGCTCAAGGAGCGAATGTTAATTGCACTTGATGTGGATGAGAAATCCATCTTAGAAATAGAGGTCAATCGTCACCTTGGCAGCGAACGGTATAGATTGCTGCACAAAGCGAATGAATACTATCGCAATCATACCGACATCGAGCGGAAGATGCAGGATGTGTCTTGGAAATCGAACAGTAGATTGCGCCTGGGGCTTTTTAGAAAACTGGTGGACCAAAAGGTCGGCTACTTACTTTCGAAGGCGCCTAGCGTAATGTACGGCAACGATTCGGAAGAAGAATTGAAAGTCAAAGAGTTTATTGACGAGTTCTTCGATGAGCATTTCCTTCGTAACCTAAAATCCGTGGGACGCGATGCAGTTATTAAAGGTGTATCTTACGGCCTGGTCTATTATGACGAGGAAGGTTCACTTCGTATGACTAAGATTCCTGGTGAGCAGGTAATTCCTTTCTATGCTGATGAAAGGCGAGAGGTAGTGGACGCTTTCTTGCGGATCTACAATCAAGAGGTCTACACCTTGCTAGGTAAGAAGCAAGAGATTCATGTTGAGTATTGGGATACCGAGGGCATCGCCTATTACAAATGGGAATCCGGACATTTGCAACCTAACAAGGCGTACGACGGCATTCAGCCTCATTTTCGCTACATGGATGAAACTGGACAGGTCCATAATTATAACTGGGAACGAGTGCCGCTCATCGTGTTCAAATACAACGAGAACGAGCAATCGTTCTTGGACCAGGTTAAGTCTATCATCGACAACCTAGAGCTGCAGGCGTCGGTCAATGCGGACTTGCTAGCGGATATTCCGAAATTCATCTATGTGCTAAAGGAATATGGTGGAGAAAATTTAGAACAATTTCTTAATAACCTCAACAAGTATAAGATGATTAAGGTTCATGGCAACGGTGGGGTTGATAAACTCCAAGCAGACATTAACACCGATGCCGTCGAGTCAGAAATCGCGCGTAGTCGTAAGATGCTATATGAAGCTGGCCGGGCTATCGATACTCAAGACGAGAACTTAGGTAACGCTAGTGGCCAGGCTCTCAAATGGCGATTTACGGACCTTGATTTGGATGCTAACGATTTTGAGAATGGTCTACAGAGTGCGATTATTCATCTGATGTGGTTCGTGGTGAACCATATCAAGAACCGAGCAGGGTTAGTAGTGGATATGAAGTTGTTCCATTACACCTTCAATAGAGACGTGATTACGAACGAGTCAGAGGCTATCCAAGACGCGCAAAACTCTGTTGGCATCTTAGATGCTCGCACGATTCGTGAGCAGCATCCATGGTACACGCCGGAGGTTGAGGCACGACTGGAAGAAGAGAATAAGCAGAATGCCGAGAAGCAGGATGATTATAATTTCAATAGCCATGGGCACGACCACCCGCCAGAAGAGGATAAAGAGTCGAAAGAAAAGGAGTGATAATCGATGGCTAGCCACAACTACTGGCTGAAGCGAGCGTCACTCCAAGACTCTCTCATGCGAGCAACCGAAGACGAAACAATTAAGCGAATCAATGACCAGCTAGCCATCTTGGAAGATGACCTAGTCAAAGAGATTCACACTTTCTATTCTCGCTATGCTCAAGATAACCGGATGACCCAGGCCGATGCAATGAAATATCTGACGGATGACGAACTGAAAGAATTTCAGAACGTCAACCTGGCGCGGTTCAGAGAAATGGCATTAGATCCAAAGACTGACCCTGCGCTATTGGATGCCTTATCTTATCGTCATCGCATTTCTCGTAAGCAGGCTATGATTCACGAGATACAGCGCAAGACGAGGGAAGTTTATTCCAGCTCTGGAGCAATCTCAGCAACGGTCGGCAAAGGGCTTGCTAGTGGCTATATCAAGACCGCCACTCAGGTGGGTAAAGATATGGCAGAAGCTGGCATATTTTCTATCAAACCTGTTATCAAACTTAATGATGACCTGATTCTTCGCCGAATGTCGTCTAAGTGGTCCGGAAAAGAGTTCTCTAGCCGGGTATGGACCCAGGGCCAAGAGCACTTTAATTCAATCCGAGAAACATTGGACAAAGCATTCACTGGTGGTTGGAGCCTCGACAAGACGGTCCTGGAACTTCGCAAACGGACAGGTGTAGCAAGACATAATGCTGAGCGCCTGGTGCGAACTGAAATGACTGCTTACAACACCATGGCAAACTATGACATGTACAAGGCACTGGGAGCCAAGACATACAAGATTGAGGCTATCCTTGATTCCAAGACATCGGCCGTTTGTCGACACCAAAACAACAAAGTCTATCTCATGGATGATTTTGCACCAGGCACCACCGCACCGCCTTTCCATGTGCACTGTCGGAGCAAGATTATACCGACAACACCTGAGGAAGAGTCCAAATTCTTGGAATCTCACGGCTATGGTTTGCCTGATGATTCTAGCGGTGATGTAGACCAGGACGGTCAATCTACCTCTGGTCGCAAGCCGTCGCTTGACGAGGTCGTGCAAATGTATGTGAACCAAGCGAGAGAGTTGAGCGAGAAGTATGGTCTGCAAACTGTAGAACAGGTGCAGGCTATACGTAATTCGCCATCCGAACCTGACAAACATCAAGCGGATGCCTTGAGTAAAGAAAAATTGGCTGAGATAGCTAAGGTTGAGAGGGCCATAACTAAAGATATGAAAAGGATGGCCAAGGAGTCTGATGGTTATCTGGACGGGCTCGAATTTCGTCTGAAGTCGCAGGAATCACTGGCTCGTAAAATTATTTCTGATTCAATAAGCGAAGGAATAAGTTTGAGAAGAGCTGCTGATAAAATAAATGATATCCTAAGGTATACCACTATTTTTGATGACGAATCGTTTGTAGAAAACTATGAAACGATGAATAAGCTTTTAAATTCCGGGGAATATGGTATAATCAAAGTGAAGAACTCGTGGCCTCTGCCAGTCCCTTATAAGGGGGTCAATACGACCCTGGAAAAGGATGGAGTTTCGTTTGAGATGCAATACCATACCAAGGAAAGTTTCGACCTGAAGAACGGTGAATTGCATAAGCTTTATGAAAAATCTCGAAGAGATGGAATCAGCGAGGAAGAGAAGCTGAAGATTGATAAGGAAATGTTTGAACTTAGCAAAAAACTCAAACCGCCTAAGGGCATAGATAGAATCAAATCGAAATAAGGTGATTTAAGTGAAAGCATATTATGTAACCACAACTGAAAATCCTAAGGTACTCAAATTTGATGTTGATACTATGTACGTTTACGAGGATGGA